CGGTCATCCGCGTGTTCGGGCCGGCGTTGGCGAGCATCAGGAACAGGTCCGCGTAGAACGCGCCCCGCACGCGCTCGCGGCAGTCCATGATGTCGTTCAGGAGGTACTGGAGGTTGAGGTTCACCTCGAATGCGGTCTTGATCCCGTTGTTGGCCGCGCCGTCGTAGTAGGAGATCCCGCCCGGGAGCATCTCAATGTCGCGGTTCTTCATCGACGCAGGCACCTGGAGGGGCGGCTTCGTCTGGTAGTCGATGGCCTGCGCCTTGCGGAGCTGCTCGTGCTGGAGCTGCTTGACGTCTCCGAGCGCCTCCATGCCCGGGCTGTGCCCGTAGATGTCGCCGCCGACCACGGCCCAGCGCGGGACGAGCGCCGGGAACTGCATGAACCCGCTCTCGCGCAGGAACTTGCCGTCCTCGCCGCCGACCTCGAAGTACCACGACCCGAAGGGCATGTTGCGCGAGTCGCGCTTGCCCATGTCGCGGTCTGCACGCGGCTCGATGGCGTGGATCACGGGCACCCACTGGTCGAGGCTGCCGTTCGAGTACATGTTCCGCACGGTGACGGAGCAGTTCTCGAGGCCGAACTCCTTGACGATCTGCGACACCGTCATGTCGAACTCGCGGTAGAGCGTGCAGACGCGGCCCTTGGCGTCGGTCGAGATGCAGTACTCGCCGCAGGTGAGCGGGTAGTGGTGGATGACCTGCTCGTAGTCCGGGAGCACGATGGACGCTGCGGTGCCGAAGGTGCCGAGCTCCTCGTACATCATGTGCAGCGAGCGGTAGGTGTTCGACTTCTGGAACACGCGCTGCATGCGCTTGGTGACGTCATCGAGCCACAGCTTGACCGGGTCGAAGGAATTGAGCTCCGGGTCAGGGGTGGCGAGCCGGAACCACTGGCGGGCCGGGCTCGTGGCGCCCGACATCATGCCGGCTCCGAGCGTGCGGAGCGCACGCGTCCCGGTGTTGTCGTAGATGTTGTTGTGGCGGCGCCAGCCCTTGTCTCGGTCCTGGCGGAAGTAGCGGCCGTTGCGCGGCAGGATGTAGGACGTGAGCTCCTGCCAATGCGCGTACCAGGACGCACGCTCGGACTTGAGCTGGCCCCAGCGGGTGAACAGCTTGTCCCGCGTGGGCGCATCCTCGTAGCTCTGGCCGTCGCCGACGTACTGGCTCACTCAGCCTCCGAGGAGCGTCTGGCGCCCCAGCTGGAGGTCTTGCGGGTTGACGCCCATCGGCCCGGTGAGCATGGTGGTGGTGGGGCCGCCCTCGGCGCCCGCCTGCTGCATGATGCCTGCGACGTCAGGCTGTGCGCGGGTGGCGGCGGCCATCGCCTGCTGAGACTGACGCTGCTGGCTGCGTGCCTGCGCGGCGGTGGCTTCCTGCGCGGTGCGCTGCTCCTTCATGGCCTGCGCCTGGGCCTTGCGGCCGCTCTCGCCCGCCGCGATGCCGTAGCCCGTGCCTGCTGCGGCCGCTGCTGCGCCGGCGGCCGTAAGCCCGGTCGCGAGCGCCGATCCGCCTGCCGCGCCGCCCAAGCCAGCGGCTGCTGCGCCGGCACCGAGGCCCGCGCCGATGGTGCCGAGGAGCGAGCCGATGGCCGAGATGATGAACCGCCGCTCGTGGCGGGCGGTCAGGTCGCGGTGGCGTCGCAGCGAGTGTCCTTCCATCACAGTCCTTTCGTGAACGTCCGTTCGGTGATCCTGTACCCGAGCCTCGTCAGGATGCGCTCCGCCGCGCTTTCCCCTTCAAGGACGATGTCCGACATGCAGATGGCTTTCGCGCCTTCTTCCTTGGCCCAACGCTCGAATTCTGCCAGCATCCGCACGCCTTCAACTCGTCCTCGGACATCTTCGTCCATCCACCACGAGGTTTCGAGGGCGACGCGGGCGCCGGGGCTGAACCAGACGGGCTGGAGAACAGCTGCCAGGAAGCCGCGAGGAACGCCGTCAATTTCCGCCACCCACACACGACCATGCTCGAAGACAGCGCCGATGGCGGCTCGCATGTCCTCGTGGCTTGGCGAAAGTGCTGCTGCATAGCGGGTGCCTGCGAAGAACCGTTGTCCCATCGCGGCGATCACGTCGAGATCGTCCGCAGTCGCGAGCCTTACGGGCATGACTGTATTCCTCCCATCATCGGTTACGGGTACTCACCGCATCTCGGAGTACGGGTCGTACTCCTTGGGCTTCGGGTCGAGCCGCTCGCGCACCTCGCGTGGAAGCATCTTCGCGACTGGGTAGGCGAAGGTGAGCGCGAGGGCGTCGGCGATGTCCGGGCTGCCGCCGCCCTGGAGGCGCTTCTTGATGTCATCCTTCGACTCGAGGACGCGCTTGCCGATCGCGTCGTACCAGTACATCGGGGTCGACAGTTCCTGCTTGAGGGTGGTGTCCTGCGGGATGCTGCCGCCGTTCTCGAGCCATTCCTTGACGGCCCACCACATCTCGGTTCGCTTGTTCACGAACAGGTTGGGGAACGTGGCCTTGCCGCCGAAGGGCACCTCGGTGACCTCGTAGCCGAGCTGGCGCAGGCGGTCGATGACGCCCGAGCCGGCGCCTGCGTCGATGAACACGGCGTCCGGGTCGCGGTCCTCGATGATGCTGGCGACAATGGCCGCGAGGTTCATGTTGTCGATCCCCTGCCGGATGACCGGGTCTTCCATCCGCAGGCCCTGGCGCAGGACGATGACGCTGCGGTCATCCCCGAACCGGGCTGGATCGACGCCGATCACCAGCGGGAACTCGAGGACGTCCCCGTCCGGGTAGCGGCGGCTGGCGGCGGCGTCTGCCTCGGACAGGCTGATGAGCTGGTCATCGCCGGCGGCGCTGAAGTCGCAGAGGTACTCGCGTGCGAACGCCTGCTCGGGCATGTCGCGCTGTAGGCGTGCGACCTCCTCGGCGTCGAGCGCGTCCGTGTCGTGGACCGTGTACCTCGCCGCATACCAGTCAGGCAGGGAGCCTGCCCGGTAGAACAGCTCGCTGAACAGGTTGATCCCGGCGGGGGTGCCGATGAACATGGCCCATCCCTTGCGGTCGGAGAGGGCGGGCTGGAGGATGTCGTTCCAGACCTCGGGCTTGATCTGCGCGACCTCGTCGATGACGCAGCCGTCGAGTCGAACGCCGCGGAGTGCGTCAGGGTTGTCTCCCCCGAACAGGCGGATCGTGGCCTTGTTGTGCTTGAACGTGACGGCCAGGTCGGCCTCGTTGATCTCGACGGCGGCCGAGCGGATGAACGGGTCGAGCTTCTGCTTCAGTCGCGCCCAGGCAATGGCCTTCGCCTGCTTCAGGAACGGGGCGACGTATACGAAGAACCCCAGTTCGTCGGTGAACTTCACCGCCCGGTGCATGAGTTCCATGAGCGCCAGCTCGGTCTTGCCGGCGCGGCGGTGCAGGGCGAGCACGGTGAAGCGGCGACGCTCGAGGTGGCACTTGCGCTGCCACGTCCTGGGCTCGTAGCCGAGCCGGATCGTCTCAGGCATCCGGGACGCCAGTGATGACGTTCAGGACGATGCCGCCGCCGTGGTCCACGGCGACCTTTTCGCCGTACTTGGCGGGGTTTGCCATGCGCAGGATCTTGAGCTTGGTGTCGATCTGGTACCGACGCCAGGCGGCCTGCACGGGCGTTTCCGGCTCGATGTCCGCGATCTCCCCGCACTGCTCAAACATGGCCTCAAAGCCATTATCGCGGGCGGCCCTGTAGTGACTCAGAAATTCCGGGTCCAAGTCAAACCACCGGGTGATCGTCTGCCTCGTTGGTTTGCCTTCCTGCTTGCAGTATGCGAGCAGGGTCTTGCCCTGGGAAATCCACGCAAGTACCTCGCTAGCAAAGGGTTCAGGCGCCTTGGTCAGCGTTGGCCGCCCGACCTTCCGGCGCACGACGAGGTCGCCGCCAGGAGGAGGGGACTGCGCTGCGGCGCTGGTAGCGGGCGATCTTCGCGACCGTCTGCCAGCGGAGGGAGAGGTGCTTGGCGATGCGACGATAGCCCCATCCACGGTCTTCGTGGAGCACGCGGATGAGGGTGACGGTTTCGTCCGTGATCGTGGCATTGTGGTGGGTCTGGCCGACGCGGCGGCCGTTCTCGTCGTAGGCGACGAGGGTGGTCACTTCTTCCGCTTGCCCTTTGCGCGGACGTCGGCGCGGTTGAACTTCTTGGCGACCTTCATGGGGACGCCGACCTTCTTGGCGAAGGAGCGGGAATGGGCGGCGGCTGCCATGAGGCGGCGCTGGGCGGGTGACTTGCTGGGCATCAGGAATCCTTCAGGACGAGCCGGAGCTCGAACCCGGCTGCGTGGGCGATCTTGAGGACGGAATCGAACGTGGGGCGTCTACGGCCGATTACAGGGGCCGTGGACAGGAGGCACTGCACGGTGTGCGCTCGTAGGGCGCCCTGTGCCTCGAGTCGGCGTGCGAGTGCGCTTCGCGTGGTTCCTGCGGAGGTGAGGCCATGCGTGATCGCGGCCTTCACGTCCTCATACGAGCCGATATTCATTGCCCGCAGTATATCACTGCGAGGTGATGACTTCACCGAAATCCTCCTCGGTCGCCGGCCAGATGATCCTTGGGGTGCCTGGCCCGAGGTAGTTCTGCTCGATGCGGTCGGTGACGAAGCAGCGCGCCTCGGCCATCGTCATGTTCTCGTTGTCGCGCAGGCGTGCGGCGATCATCTCGGCGCTGTATACGGCGACGGGTATGCAGTCTTCTTCGTCGGGGCGGGGGTACATGATCCCCAGCAAGCAGTCCCCGAACTGGGCCAAGAGTACGGGGTTGTGCCGTGGCTTTCGCTTTCCCGCCATGAAGGCGATGCTACAAAGCGTTCGTTTCGTTTCGCGTGCGCGTGGGAAACGATGATTTCTTCAGGCATCGCGCCTGGGCGTGCGGCGGTGCTTGTGCTCTCGGCAGTACTCGACCATGAGCCCGAGGATGCGGTCGCTGTCGGGGGCGATCCCGAGCCGTTCCTTGGCGGCCTTGATCTCCTCGGGCGTGGCCGTGGCGAGGATGGCGGCGGATTCGCGGTCCCATTCGGCCAGCTCGGCCTCGGTCGGGCCGCGCATCTCCTCGATGTAGCGGCGGGTTTCCCTGACCGCCGTCCTGCCCTGCTCGCCGTGCCCGGTGATCTGGCAGTAGGCGGCGTGGATCGTGGACAGGTCCGGGGTCGAGTCCCGCTCCATGCGGTGCTGGCGGATGCACTCGCGTAGCTTGTCCTGGTGCAGCTGCCCCCACTTCTCGTCGAGGAGCTTGGACAAGGCCGGCTCGAGGCGCCAGCGCGGCCAGAGCTCGCCCATGAGCGCACGGTTCTGCTGCCAGCTCGGCTGTTCATGATTCATTGAAATTCCTCCCGCCCGCCTTCCCGGTCGGCGGCGGCCATCGACCGCAAGACGGTGAGGTTGTCAGGCTTCGGACTCTCTACGGGAGTCTTTCTCGTTGGACGTACGGTTATAGCGAGCGGTTCTTCTGACTCTGATTCTGATTCTGATTCTGATTGGCATGCTTCGGCCATGCTTGAGCCATGCTTGGGCTGTGCTTGTGCCAGTGCTTGACCTGTGCTTGAGCCATGCTTGCTGCGTCCATGAAGCACGCTTGCGCCACGCTTGCCTCGCCTGGATGCGTTGTCGTGGCGATCCTGCTGCTCACGACGAACGTCCTCTAACTTGTGGTTCACCAGCCGGTCTTGGTCTGCGTGGAACTTATCCCGCACCACCGCCCAGTCGGACTTGCCCACGGAGCTGGCGCCGGCGATGCGGGCGCATTGATCCGGGCAGTCCGGGACCGTGCCGTTGTCCCACTGGTAAATCAGCATCGACAGGTACATGCCGCGCTGGGCGGCACTCATGTGCGCCACGCTGGCTGTCCACTCCTTCGTATAGAACGGGAACCAATGCATGCGTCCTTGCTCCTGAAATAACCGACGTGGGGCGGGGAGCAGGTGCGGCTAACCCGCCCCACAGTCGGTCAAATTGTCGAGCATTGCACCTGCTCTTGCGCCCCATGATAACGACCGGATTCCGGCGGTCAACCCTTGACTTCCCCGAAATGCCGGGTTACCGTTCCCGCGTCAGGCGCGGCTCTCTGACGAGGCAGAGCGGCAAGTCGCCGCCGAGCGCGTCGCGACCTGACTGAACCCCCGGAAGCGCCCCGCGTCGACCTCACGGTCCGCGGGGCGTTTCGTTTCAGGCGTGTGACAAACTCACCACACTTGTCGACAACTGTAGTCACTTTGTCACATGACTAGTTTGCTGGTCAGGTGGGCAGCGCCAGGTCTTAGCCTGGCCTGCCCTACGGCGGAATGCGTTTGCTACACCAAGGGTGCGCTGCACCGGGCCGTGCCTCGCGGCCTTTCTGCCGGTGCCCCTGTGAGTGTTTGGGGCCGAAGCCACCTCAGACTCACCCCTCCGCATCGGCAGTATACCTACGCAAATGCCGCGCCACGCAAATCTTCCGTTTCACCTCTACGTGCAAGTACACAACTCGGCGCTCGGGCCGAACATGCCAGAGGGCACGACTCGCGGCATCTGGCACGCGGCGTACTGCCGGCCCGGGCAGGAACTCCTCGCGCACGTGCTGCTCGAGACGGGCGCGCACTGGTGCGGCATCCCGCTGCACATGATGTCGATGACCACCGCGTTCCACCCGCAGGCGGTCGCCAGCGGCGGGTCGCGTGAACTCACGCCCTGGGGCGGCATGGGCGAACACCTCGAGATCATGCACCTCCACTACCTCGAGGGACTGCCCTGCATGGGCGTCGCGCAGAAGACGGCACTGGGCGACAGGCCCGGGTTCACGGGCCGGCACACGGGGATGGTCTTCGACTGGGCGGATGGGTTCAGCCGCTACCCGCAGGAGCACAAGCCGCTCAACCTCATCGAGACGAGCTCGGGCTGGTTCATGCTGCTGCCAAACAACTACGTGCAGTACATCGACTCGCACTTCACCTCGTACGTCAAGGGCGAGCGCGACTTCAGGAACTACCGCCGGGGCGACGAGGTCTACTGGCGCGACTGACGCCTGTTCCGTAAGTGTTTTGCGGTTCCCGTAAGTGGAAATTTACGTTCCGCTTCGCCTGTAGCCCATACGCCACAGCAGGCGAGACAGGTCGTTCGCTAGGTCGGTGACGGCCTTCTCGTCGAGCTCCTGGCGGCAGCAATGGATCGCCTCGTGCAAGGTCGTGTCGAGACGATCCTCCTCCGACTGCCACGTGGCGATGCGGAGCACCCTGCCTGCGGCATGGCCCGGATCAACCATGTTGCCGTAGTCGGCCAGGTTCGGGCTGAACCTGAGCGTCCAGTACTTGCCGCCGAGCCGGACTCTCATGGCGGGCTCACTTGAACCCGCGCTTCATCGCACGGTACGAGGCCGGGCTGACCGTGGACTTCGACTTCGGGCGGCTAATGCCGGCCTTGCGCCGTGCGTTGATGTTCGCGTACAGGCCGCGCTTTGCTGCTTTCTTCGCCATGTTCATCCTTTCGAGGTCTTGCCGCTGCACTTCCACTTCGCACGCGAGAGCCGCAGCGGGCTATTCGGGTTGCGTGCCGCCGCCGGGCTGCGCTGCATCTGACCCCAGCTGCGGGCGCAGTACGCATCACCCCTGGCGGTGCCAGGCTTGATGCGGTCGCCGCCGCCCTTGGCCTTGCCGGCCTGGCCGTAGGAAACCTTGTTGGTTCGCCCGGTCTTGGGATTCTTCACCACCTTCACGAATCGCTTGCCCTTGGCTGGCGTCGGCATGGATGCTCCTCGATCTGTCCTTCTCAGACGGTCAGTTACTGCGCTTCACGGACCTCGAAGCGCAGGGTACGGGTGGCGACACCCTTCTTGCGGAGGTTCTCCATCCAGAATCGCAACCACAGCGCGCCCTTGGGCTTGGGCGGCATCCCCTTCTCGACGGCCCATCCGCCCTGCTCGCTGAACTCGTCCTTGTACCCGGGGCTTCGGACGTGCAGGACGCGGTCAAGGTACGGCCTGCCGTGGACCGACAGCCGCGCCC